GGCTGGATTCTGCAGGTCCCAGAAGATGTCCTTGGACAGGCCCGACACGCCGTTGACTGGCACGTTGGACAGGGTCTTGTGCCAGCCGACTTGCTCGTCGATCTTGGCGCGCAGGCCCAGGGCGCGAGCGACGGCCGAGGCCGGGGCATTGGTGCTGGTGGCAGTGTCCCAGTTGACGAAGTCCGGCCAGATAAGCATGAGCTCGCGGGAGCCGAAGCCGTCCCGGTAAGCGATGGCCTCGGAGACGTTCTCGCAGTCCCAGGCGCTGGCGTAGGAGAAAGCACGCATCTGCTCGGCGATGGCCGCCAGCTCGGTGGTGACGGCGAGGTTGTCCAGGCCCGGCACGCCCAGGATGCGCGGGCGCACGCCGAGTTGCACTTCGGCCGCCAGCAGGGCTTTGAGGCCGGTGTACTGACCCTGGCTGGTGACGCCGCCGATGATCTTTGTGGTTTGGTCCGCTTCCTTGGCGGCGGCATCGGCGCCTTCGCCGTCGGCCACGCGCACAACAACGGTAACTGGGCTGGCCTGGTCGGCAATGGCGTCCAGGCTGCGGGCAAGGGTGCCCAGCTCGCCGGCTTTGCCGGAAGCGGTGAGCACGTCGGTGAGCAGGACCGGGGTGTTGAGCGGAAAGGCAGCCGCGTCAGCGTCGCTGCCGGTGCAGACCATTCCCACCACGGCGGTGGCGATAGTGCGAATGGGGCGGATGCCCTCGTTGATTTCGAGGACGCGAACGCCGTGATGGAAGTCGGTAGCCATTGGGCAGCTCCTGGTGGGCGTGATGCCGTTTCAGTGAGCCTTGAGGGTGACGCGCGCGCGCAAGCGGGGCGAGTGGCGGGCGGTGTAGCGGGGCGCGGTACAGGGCGGACATAAAAAAGCCCCGCCGAAGCGGGGCAAATATCTCCTATTCGAACTACTCGGCCTGCTCGGCTATCCATCCTGGGGAAAGTGGCCGCAGCCAGCTATCGGGGAAGTTTGCCGACTGAGGCCAATCGCGTAGCGCCTGCATGTAATCCAACAGGCCCGCATATTGCTCGGGCGTGATCGTGGTCGGCCGTTCCAGCTCGCGCTCGTCCCGATGCCGGTCGCGAATCCATTGCACGCGCTGAATTTCGCCGTCGCGCCATCCCCGCTCTAACATGGCCAGATCTTCCGGCGGCGGGTCGATCAGGATCGGCAGCCCGTCCGCATCATGCCCCCGCACCTTGCCAGGCGCAGGATTCGCCAGCACCTCAAGGTAACGATCCTCGCTGATTTCCTTGGCGTCGCTCGGCATGGTCTTGTGCAGACCTTCAAGGTAGGTCGTTTGCGTGCTCTGACTGTAGAAACGTTTCAAGGTTTAGACTCCAATCCCAATGACACGAGCCGGCGCGTTGATCGCGCCCCAGTTGTACAAATTCACCGCAACAGGCGAAACACCACCCGCCACAATGTTGCCTGCACTGGAATTGCCAGAGCTGCCCACGGGCGAAGACATCGCCCAAAGGCAGCCTACCGGAAAGCCAATCGGCCAATAAGCCGCCCCTGTCGCACCTGGCGCAATCACCGCGCTGTCCGTCCACTGGATGACTAGACTGCCCAACCAAGGCGGGAAAACGACATAACCCCGCGCGCTGAAGTTGACCAAAAAACCTAGGCGCATCTTGTATGGAGTGACAATCACGTCATCGCCACTGCCCGCATTCACTTGCGCCTGAGTCGCAATTTTAGCGATACCCTTTATGGCCTCAGTCGCCTGAATAACCAGCGCCGCGATACCCGCCGAAAACTTCTTCGGCGTCACGATTGTGGTGTCATCTACCCCCGAGTTGGTTTGCGCTTGTGTGGCAATTTTCGCCCAGCCAAAAGCTGCCTCAGTTGCCTGAATGAGCCGAGCGGATATCGCCTGAAAAACCCGCAAAGCGGTCATAGGCCTGGAGTTGTCCTGGGCAGTTTGCGCCTCAGCATCAGCTTGCGAAGCGACAGAGATCCCATAAGCGGAAAGCGTGGCCGGATTGGTGCCACCGACTACACGCCCATACTTGTCCACGGTGACACTGCGATAGGTCCCGGCGCTTACGCCCGTCCGCCCTGCGACCATCTCAAACAGCAGATCCGACGTGCCAAGCACAATCGGCGCATCCGACACCAGCTGCCAAATGCTGTCACCGTTGACCGTGCCTTGTTCGACGTGAACAAACAGGCCAGGCGTCAATTCGGCGCTAACGTCAGCATCGTCGGTACGTACCCAAGCACCGGCTGCTGCGATGTATGGGCCGTTATCTTTTGACGCGGCCTGGTCCTTAACCAACACACGCTTGCCAGCCGTCACCGCGACACCGTCGATTGTCTGCAAACCATTCAGAGCGATGGGGCCTGTCGTGGCGACTAGCACCGAGTGCTTGAAATCCTGCTTGTTTAGCTCATCGAGGACCTTTTGATCCACATATGCCCGAGTTGCCAAAACCACGCTTGGATCGATCTTGAGGGTGATGCTCTGGGTGCTGCTGACCAGCAGGTTGAGGCGGACCACCTGGGTGCGACCGCTGCCTTGGGCAAGCTGTGGTTTGAAGGTGGGCGGGCAGTTGGCCACGGCGACCAGGTCGCCGGATTCGTCGTAGAGTCCAATCTCGCGGATCCACCAGCCGCCGACATCCTCGGGTATCACCTGCTCGGCGATGATGTTGGAGGCGTTGTTGGGGTCGACCTTGAGCTGGTTGAGCGGCGCGCGGCGGCGCTCGTTGAGCAGCGCGGTCTGCAGGCGATCCGGCATGGGTTCGGCGCCGTTGCCATCTCCCACGCCTAGCTGAGTGATTTTCCAGGCGATGCCGAGGGCCTGGGCATTGGCCAGTCGAGCCTCACCGACGGCGGTGAGGATGGCCATGAACTGCGAGTTCTGGTCTGCCATTAGTAGATGTCCATGCTGTCGATAACGTGTTCACGCGAGCCCCAGGTCAGCGGGCCGCTGACCTCGATGTCACGCGAGGCGGGTGGGTAGATGTCGAGTTCGTCGCCGCTGGTGAGAACGACGCCGATGTTTTCCTTACCGGAGATGTCGAGGCTGATGGCCAAACCGACCAGGTGGCGGCTCAGTGGCTTGGCGTCGTCGATCAGCCAGGTGAGTTCCAGGTACATCTCGTCGGTGATGCCGGTGTCGAGCACGCCGATCAGCAGGCGGAAGGTACCGGGCACGCCCAAGGGGAATTCCTCCCACCACTCGCGCACTTCGATCAGGTAGCCCAGCGGCTCGACCACGCGGCGCAGCGCGCCGATGGTTCCTTTGCGGGAGTGGATGAAGTAGGCAGCCTTGATAGCGTTGCGCTTTGCGCTCTCCGGCCAGGCCTGGGACCAGCGGTCGACCGAGAAGGCCCAGGCCAGGTAGGGCAGCAGCGCCACGGGGCAGGCGTCCGGGTTCCAGAGGTCGCGCGGCGGCACGGGCACACGCTCGATCTGCGCCAAGGCCTGGGCGGCGAGGCGCTCCAGTTCGGTGGCGTTGCCCGGCAGCAGGCGCGCGACCATTACTCAGCCACCGTGACGCTGTAGGCGGTGCAGTAAGGAGCCTGGGTGAGGCTGGCGACGACGTCAGTCCAGCCGGGCAACTCAACGCGCTTGACGCCCTCAATGTGCAGGGCAGCATCTAGAGCGGAGCGGTTGATCTCCTGACCGAGGCGTCGGCGAGCGTTGACCAGGGCAGCAAGGCGGGTCTCGGCGGCGGCGCGTACCGGCTCAGATTCGGGGCCGGAGCTGTTCAGGTAAAGCACGGCTTCCACAGTGTAGGGCAGCTCCTGGGCACTCTGCACGGTGAGGCGGTCAGCCACTGGGCGGCGGTCCTCGTCGCTGAGGTAGGCGGCGACCGCTGCGAGCAGATCGGCCGCCGCGGTGCCGTTGCCTATGGCGCTCTGCACAGTGACGACGACCTCGGCCGGCGCCGGGCTGATTGCCGAGGCATCGGCGACGCGGCCGTCCGCGCTGCGGGCGTGGAATATATAGGCATTGCGTGGGCCGGCGGTGCTGAGGCCTTCCATGGCCATCTGGATGCGCTCGCGCAGGCTCTCGTAATCCTCCAGCACAGCCGCCACCGGGGGCACTGCGGCCGGGTCGGCCGGGGTGATGACCAGGCGCGCGACGTTGAAGCGGGCGCCGATCTGCTCCAGGTCCGCGCCCTGGGCGAAGGGCAGCAGCACGGCAAGGGCGGCCTCGTTGACGCGCTGGCGGAGCAGAGTTTCGCGATAGGCGCTCTCCTGGAGCAGCTTGGTGAGCGGCTCGGATTCCAGGGCGAGGGTGGCAGCCACCTCGGCCTGTTGGTCGGCCGGCCAAAGGCTAACGGCGTAGGTCTTACGCTCGGCGAGGATCGCTTCGTAGTCGATTTGCTCGACCACGACGGGTGCGGGCAGTCTGCTGAGGTCGATAGGGGTAAAGGTGGTGGTCATGTGGAGGCCCCCAGGCTCAGCGGCACGCGCAGGCTGAGCGCTTCGTTGGTGTCGGTGACGGTGCCCTCGATGTCCAGCACGGCGCCGCCCGGGACGTCGGTGGGTGTGAGTTGCACGCGGCTGAGGCGGATGCGCGGCTCCCAGCGCATGAGGGCCATGGCGATGGCGGCATAGGCCTGCAGGCGAGTGGCGCTGTTGAGCGGCCAGTCCATGAGGTCGGCCATCGGGCTGCCGTACTCTCGGCGCATGACGCGGCTTCCGAGAGGTGTGGTGACGATGTCGGCGATGCACTGTGCCAGGTGCTGGCGGTCGCTGATGGTGCGCCCGGTCTTGGCGCTCATGCCGATCATGGGGTTGGCCCGTCCGAAACGGCGGTGCCTCTGGTGACGCCCTTGGTTCGGTGGTTGCGCAGGCTGATGTCGGCTGCGATGACGTCCTCGCTGACGTTGACGGTGCCGGTGACGTGCTGGTTGCCGGTCTGCGTGTAGTCACCGTTGTGGGTGATAGGGCCTTCGATATTGATGCCGCCGGTGCTGACCAGGTGAGTGACGCCGCCTTCGGGCAGGGTGGCTTGGAGCGCATGCGCGACGAAGTCGTACTCGACAACAGCCCCGTCTGGGTAGGTGCGGCGGTGCAGACCCTCGCGGTCGCCGTTGGCCGGGTTGGCGTCACTGAACTGGCCGCCCAGGGCGACG